GTCGGGCGGGCCCCGCCTTTGTTCAGCGCCAGATGAACATAGTGTTTTGAACAAATAATCGTGGCTATTCTTCATCCTCTGGAACCAGGTACAGTGTTCCGAACATATTGATCTTCATAATATACTTGCATGAACAGCAGGTAATCACTGAATCTGGGAACACATAGAAAGAATTACTTCCGCACTGGAGACATTCGAGTTCTTCGGGTCCCCTGGACGGTGGTTCCATGTTTATGACATCTGCCATGTGTCATTTTCCTTTAATGTTATTAGTATATTATATACTTCCGTTAACAATTTGGGAAAATAGTATGACTGTTGACTCAGAGAATCCCGTTAAAGAGTTAAAGAAAACTTTAGAGAAGCTTCATAATGAGGGTTATCCGAGCCCCAATGATTATGGAAATCGAAACTCAAACGAACCTTCCATCGTAAAGGAAGCAATAATTAGCTTGGGAATTACCCCCCGATCTTATTACAGACGACTCCGCAAAGCTGAAAGTGAAGGCTATGTGGTTCCATGGGACAGGGGGGATGAATTTTCGGTTCCGGCCCTAGAGTCCCCTGACATGGATGTTGAGGATCTTGTTGATCACGTAACGGAACGATTTGAAAAACGTCAACGGTCATTGGAGCAACGTGAGTGGTTACCTGTGACGTTCCATCGAGAGGGTCCCCTGGCAATAAGCTTCTTGGGGGATCCGCATGTGGACGATAACGGATGTAACTGGCCAAGGTTGCGTGAGGATTTAGATACTATAAATAATACGGAGGGTATGTATGCTGCGTCATTGGGCGATGCGAGTAACAACTGGGTAGGTCGTCTTTCACGTTTGTGGGCTTCTCAGGAAACTTCTGCAAAGCAGGCGTGGCAGTTGGTGCAATGGTTGTTGACGGCGACGGATTGGTGTCTGCTGATCAAGGGCAATCATGATATGTGGCTGGAGAATGACGTTGATCCGATAGAGTGGCTCAAGGTTCCCGGCACATTGACCACGGACTGGCAGGCTCGATTGGAGTTTCGTTTTCCCAAGGGTCGTCCGTTCAGGGTATGGGCGGCACATGATATGCCGGGTCATAGTCAGTGGAACCCTCTCCACGCACAGATTAAGAGGGCGAAGTTTACGCAGGAAGCTTCGTTATATATCTCTGGTCACAGGCATCACTGGGCGTTGGCACAGTCTGAGGATGAGTGGACAAATCGTGTGTATTGGGCAGCGAGGGCAAAAGGATATAAAACAGAAGATGACTATGCGAATCGTTTAGGGCATGGTCAGCAAAAATATGGTGAAACAATAACGGCAGTGGTGGATCCACTTGCCACATCTGAAACCGCGTTTCTTGTGTGCTTTGCAAATGTACAGGAGGCGGCAGAGTATCTGGAGTGGAAACGTGCTAAATGCGTCTGATGAGGTAATGCGTGAAATCTTGGCTTTGGAACAGGCCAAGCAAACATTGTCGGTTCGAGAAAGAGCGCAGAACGATTTTATGACGTTTGTGAAGCATGTGTATGATGGTTTTATTGAAGGGAACCATCACAAGCAGGTAGCGAAGCAGTTTGAAAAGTTGGCGGTGAACCCCGGTTCACGGATCATTGTCAACATGCCCCCTCGACATACCAAGTCTGAGTTTGCGAGTTACATGCTACCCGCATGGTTGATTGGCAAGAATCCTGAACTCAAGATCATCCAGACAACGCATACCGCAGAACTGGCGGTAAGGTTTGGTCGTAAGGTCAGGAACCTTATGGAACTGGATATCTACAGGGAAATTTTTCCCGATGTGGATTTGCGTGCTGATTCAAAAGCTGCGGGTCGTTGGGAAACGGGCCAGGGGGGTGAATATTTCGCTGCGGGTGTGGGCGGTGCCATCACTGGCCGTGGTGCGGATTTGCTGATTATTGATGACCCGCACTCGGAACAGGATGCTTTGTCCGAGACAGCAATGGAAAATGCGTATGAGTGGTATACGTCAGGTCCTCGTCAGAGACTCCAGCCTGGTGGTTCCATTGTGGTGGTTATGACGCGGTGGTCGTTGAAAGATTTGACGGGCAAGCTGATCAAGGCACAGGCTTCGGACGTAATGTCCGACCAGTGGGATGTTGTGGAGTTTCCCGCCATACTCCCGAGTGACAATGTGCTGTGGCCAGAGTTCTGGAAAAAGGATGAGTTGTTAAGGGTCAAGGCTTCACTGTCCTTGGGAAAGTGGAATGCACAGTGGCAACAGAATCCTACAGCGGAAGAAGGAGCCATCATCAAGAAGGAATGGTGGAACACGTGGGAAAAGGATTCCATACCTCCCGTTAGCTACATCATGCAGAGTTACGACACAGCGTTCTCGAAGAAAGAAACAGCGGACTACTCGGCTATCACCACGTGGGGTGTGTTTCAGCCGGAAGAAGGTGGACCAGACAATTTGATTCTCATGGACGCCAAGCGTGGACGCTGGGACTTTCCCGAACTGAAAACAAATGCTCTAGAGGAATACAACTACTGGGAGCCCGACATGGTGTTGATCGAGGCAAAAGCCAGTGGAACACCTCTTACAGATGAATTGCGGACGATAGGTATTCCCGTTGTTAACTACACGCCTTCAAAAGGTAGAGACAAGCATACCCGGATGCACATGGTGGCTCCTATATTCGAGTCTGGAAAGGTGTGGGCTCCCGAAAGAAAGTTCTCGGAAGAGGTTATTGACGAGTGTGCAGCGTTTCCAAATGGAGAACATGACGATTACTGCGATAGTATGTCCATGGCACTTATCAGATACCGTAAAGGGGGCTTTCTTCGCCTTGACAGTGACGAGCAAGAAGACGAACCTACGTTCCGTCCACAAGTTCGACAATATTATTAGGAGTATTCCATGACAAAATGGATTGCAGATCGTATGCGTGAACCATCAACGTATGCGGCGTTAGGTCTTGGCGTTGTAGGCGTTGGGATTCTTATTGATAATTTCTGGGTTGTATTGGCTGGCATAATTGCAGGCGCGGGTGCTTTTATTTTGAAGGAAAAAGGCATCCTCTAAGAGGTTTTTTATGGATGATTATCGCCTGATATTGACGATTGGTGGAGTTATTGCCAGCCTTGCCACTGCGTGGGGAGTTGCCAAAAATCAATTGAAGGCGATAATTTCCGATGTTGGCCGTCTGGAAGAGTCCGTTAAGGTAGAATCAGACCGTTCTGACTCTATTTTGACACGTTTAACTGTTGTTGAAAACAAACTGACCGTAGTAACGGGTATTTTACAGCCCGAAAAGCTAAGTCAGGCCACAAAAGAGTCGGCAGAGTTCATGGCTCGGACGGATGAACGCCAAGAAAGGCTGTTTCACATCGTCAGAACCCTGGAAAAAAGGATTGAAAGGCTCGAAAACAAGACTTGACATTGTAATTTTTTGTTTTTGTGGTAATTTTGTTTAATAAAAGGATTTAAAATGATTGCTTCTTTGATTTCGGCTCTCTTACCTACCGTCACAGACGTTGTGGGAAGGTTTTTGCCTGAAGACAAAGAAGCTCGGGCCAAAGCTGAACGCGAAATTGAAAAACAGCTTGCAATACACCTCGCTAAGATAGATTTAGCCCAATTAGACATCAATAAACAGGAAGCGGCCCACCGTTCCATCTTCGTGGCTGGCTGGCGGCCCTTTATCGGTTGGTCCTGCGGGATTGCGCTTGCATGGACCTACGTTGCTACTCCAATTTTACAGTTTATATTAGCTCAGACGGGTCATCTTATTGATTTGCCTGCGCTTGATATGTCTCAAATGATGCCCGTACTTATGGGGATGCTCGGTCTTGGCGGCCTCCGTACTTTTGAAAAGTTTAAGAAAGTGAGTAAATAATGGCTAGGGAACCTATTTCTTTGATTGATACTTCAATGCCTGCTCAAGGTATGCCCATAGGGGGTATGGAAGAGGAGATTGAAGTAGAAGAGATTGAAGAACCCACAGAAATGACGGAAGAAGAAGATGGTTCCGTTATTTTGAATTTTGAGGAAATGATTACGGAAGAACTTCAGGCCGAACCAGATGCAAACCTAGCTGAAATTATGGACGAAAGAGTTCTGATGGAGATTGCCTCAGAACTTATTGGTTATTACGAAGACGACAAAAGCGGACGCCAGGATTGGGAAGACGCTTACACAGAAGGTCTCGAACTTCTGGGCATCAAATATGAAAATCGTGAGGAACCTTTTCGAGGATCCAGTGGTGTAACGCATCCTCTTATTGCGGAAGCGGTTACTCAATTTCAAGCTCAAGCTTATAAAGAACTTCTTCCTAGCTCTGGCCCGGTTCGTACTCAGGTTGTCGGTGCAGCGACACCTGAAGTTGAAATGCAGGCTCGTCGCGTTCAGGAATTTATGAACTACCAGATAACTCATGTCATGGATGAGTATGATCCAGAGATGGATCGTTTGCTGTTCTATCTTCCGCTAGCGGGAAGTGCTTTCAAGAAAGTTTACTTTGATGATATTTTGGATCGGGCCGTCTCTCGATTTGTCCCCGCAGATGATCTTTATGTTCCTTATAATGCCACTGATTTAAGTTCTGCTTCTCGCATTACACACCTGATCCGAATGAACACGAATGATGTTCGTAAATTTCAGGCGGCTGGCTTTTATCGAGACATTGAACTTTCTCCTTATGATTCGGACGATGAATTAAGAGAGAAAGAACGCAGCTTGATGGGCGTAGAGAAGACAGGTGCTGATGATCAGGATTGCACAATTCTCGAAGTTCATACCGACTTAGACCTTCCGGGTTTTGAACACGTTAACCCCATAGATGGTGAACGCACAGGTATCAAGCTTCCTTACATAGTTACAATAGACGAAGGAAGTTCAAAAGTTCTTTCCGTTCGTCGTAACTGGCGTGATGGTGACGAGTATTACCGAAAGACCCAATACTTTTCTCATTACAAGTTTTTACCAGGTCTTGGTTTTTATGGTTTCGGTCTTCTCCACATGATTGGTGGTCTAGGTCGTTCCGCAACTTCTATTTTAAGGCAACTGATAGATGCTGGGACACTTGCTAATCTTCCCGCTGGCTTTAAAGCTCGTGGTATTCGTATTCGTGATGCTGATGAGCCTCTCGCTCCTGGTGAGTTCCGTGATATTGATGTCCCTGGTGGTGCTTTGCGGGAAAGTATTCTGCCTCTTCCCTATAAGGAGCCCAGCCAAACCTTGATGGCTCTTCTTGGTTTTGTAGTGGATGCTGGTCGAAGGTTCGCGGCTATTGCTGATATGCAGGTTGGAGACGGAAATCAACAGGCCGCAGTAGGAACAACAGTCGCGCTTTTGGAACGCGGCTCAAAGGTGATGTCAGCCATACACAAAAGACTGCATTATGCACAGAAACAAGAGTTTAGGATGCTGAGTCGTGTGTTCGCTGAATCACTCCCTCCGATGTACCCCTATAATGTGTATGGAGCGGAAGCAAGCATCAAACAGATGGATTTTGACGAGCGGGTTGACGTAATTCCCGTTTCTGATCCGAATATCTTTTCGATGTCTCAGCGTCTTGCGTTAGCACAGACCCAGCTTCAACTCGCCCAGAGCAACCCACAGATGCATAATCTGTATGAAGCCTATCGCCGTATTTATGAGGCTATAGGGGTGCATAACATTGAAGCTTTACTGCCGACCCCCCAACCGCAACAGCCTACGGATCCGGCAATTGAGAATGCTAAGTCAATTATTCAGGAAACCTTGCAAGCATTCCCGACTCAGGATCATGACGCACATATCACAGCGCACATAATCTTTATGAAGACACCAATCCCTGCGTCTTCTCCGCCTGTGTTTGCGTTGCTTCAGGCTCATCTCTGTGAACACGTTGCTTTCAAAGCGCGAGGTGTAGCTGACGCAGAAATGCGTATGGCTATGGAACAGGCCGCTCAACTTGGCCAGCAGCCTCCGCAAGTGGACATGGAAGCACGTGTCGCAGAACTTATTGCACAATACACGGAAGAGGTAATGACGGCTCTGATGCCTCCGCCAGAGGGTGAGGTTGACCCTCTTGTTCAGCTTCGTTCCAAGGAACTTGATATCAAGGCGGCTGATGTTCAGCGCAAGGCGGAAGAGTTTGCTGTTAAGCAGAACTTTGAGGAACGTAAGGAAGAGGAACGACAGGATCTTGTAAAAGACAAGATCGACTCTCAGGAAGATATTGCCTTATTGCGTGCCGAGGTTAATCGAGAGCGTATGGAGCAACAGGCTCGAAAAGGGAGTAAATTGTGATGGGAAGCACTCTAGAGGCCCAGAAAAAGAAAGCGCCTAAACGAAAGACGCTGGAATATAGGTATTCTATAAACCCAAAAACAGGTCTTCCCTATACGAAGGAAGAAAGGGGACCCTTTGTAAAAAAACCCAAGCCCGGAGGCATCGGGTATACTATAAAAGATAATACAGGGTTCGGCACAGAAACCTTGGAATTTGTACCTAGCAGAGACTTTCCAGAAGATGTGGACGACATTAAAAAACTACTTGAACGCAACGATGGCGGTATGGCCAGTAAAACGAGGGTATTCTGATGGCTAGAAGAAGACTACCCAAAGTTCACTTGACGAGACGCGGAGCGCCTAAAGTAAAAGCTGCTGATCTTTCAACGGCTGACGGAATAGTTGCTGCTAAATTAGCAGGAGAACTGAAAACTGATCCTATATTGGCGGAAAATTTAGTTAAGTATATGTCTTCTATGGATGGCGGAAAGTCTAAGACTAAGGTTTTTTAATGGCAATATCCAGATCACAAATGCCTCGACAACTAACCGGAACAAGGAGAAAAAAGATGGCAAAACGTAAGACAAAAGGCGGTACTCGCAAGAAAATGATGGGCGGCGGTGCCGCTATGAAAAAGAAAAAAGGCTACGCTAAAGGCGGAGCCGGTATGCGGAAGAAGGGCTATGCTCGTGGTGGGGTTCGACGCAGCAAGTAATGCCATATCTTCAAAGCAACATCCCGCATTTTCATTGCTGGGTGCGAAAAGAATTTACATACAACCATGAAAAGTATCATGGGGAGTATCTTCACGCGATGGCTATCTCGGTAAATACTATTCCAGATCGCTGTTTAAGTTTTCAGCTTATTTTTACGGGCTGTGAAAGTGACGATACAGAGGAAGAGAATGTTCACGGAGGTGCTATGTGGGCCAGAATGCCAATTACGGCTCTTATAGCAGACAGTCCATTGGAGGAATGGCCAGAAAGAATGGTTACCCATCACGCTCAACCCTGGGATTGTAGCTCCAGGGATCATTCCGTCATACGGTATGATAGGACTAGTTCGAGTCCTTGGGTTTGTAAGATTGACGGGGAGTTTTATACGGGTAAGTATATGTTTACTGTTGATTATACAGGATCTTCTATTTCGGATGATCCTGCACAGCATAAACAAAGTCATGTAATTGAACTTACAGATGCTGGAAAATGGACAGGTAATATTATAGCTCTACCTAATAACCGAGTTAGAGCAACAAGTCCCGCATTGTGGGAGACAGGAGAAGGAGCCCCTGACTTTAAACCGAGTCAGTGGACACACAGCGCAGAATCAGACGGTAGTTACATGGATCCGTCAGTGACATTTGATAACTTATACAGTGAGAAACAGTGATGTTTCACGTGAAACAAAATGGCTAGAAAACGCGAAAAACCTATTCGTCGCACTACAACAGGTAAGGGTGCGAACTATCGTAAGACCAGCAAAGGTGCTGGGATGACGAAGAAAGGTGTTGCCGCGTATCGTAAAGCCAATCCTGGCTCCAAACTCAAAACTGCTGTTACAGGAAAAGTTAAAAAGGGAAGTAAGGCCGCAAAACGCAGAAAGAGTTACTGCGCGAGGTCTGCTGGTCAGTTGAAAAGAAGCTCTGCCAAAACCAGGAATGATCCTAACTCTCGGATCAGGCAAGCTCGTAGAAGGTGGAAGTGCTAATGGCTTTAACTAGAAAAAACAAAACTAAAGTGAAAAAAGTAATTAAAGGTTTGAAAAAAGCTTCTAAATTACATGCGGGTCAAGCTAAAACATTAAAGGGTATAGTTAAAACTAGAAGCAGGAAAAAAACCTAAATGGCAAAAGACGCTTGTTATAAGAAAGTCAAAGCAAGGTACAAGGTATTTCCTTCGGCCTATGCTTCCGGAGCGATTGCTAAATGCCGTAAGGTAGGCGCCAGCAATTGGGGCAACAAAACCAAAAGAGCCGTTGGTGGTAGTTATACAGTTAAGACTAACGGGTGCGGGGCTGTGATGCCCAAGCACGGTGGGCGACAAGTCAGGATATTCTGATGGCTGTTCGGAAGACAAAAAAGGGGGCGGCTCTCAAGCGTTGGTTTAAGGAAGATTGGGT